TACTTTTTGACTTGCCTTTAGTTAAGACATACCTCAAGTGCTTTGTTCGCTTCTTGGCTGCATAAGCGCCAACTTTTGTAATCAGCTTGCTTTTCTTCATTCCCAAAACAAATGGCTTAAACACTGCATGATACCCGATCTCATGGTATGGGGTTAGATGCTTTTTCTGGTAGACATACCAAGTTTTCATTGCATCCGACCAATCATCTAACTTTGTTTGACGATACATTTCTGTGCAAACGATAGACTTTCCGCCCTCCCCACCTTCGCCGTCCCCGTGTTGTGGGCCAATGGGTATAGAAGTATTGCCTATGTCTATAGAGTAACCTTTGTTAGTTGGCCCAAGCGGATCAAACTCATTTGGATCGTAGAAGCTGTCATCTACACTTGCATAACCAACGCCTGGGAACCCCTCTGAGCTGCTGCCAGTTCCAACTGCTGTCTGAGCAGGTCCGATGGTTGTGGGATTTGGGTTATAATTAGGGTTTGCCGCGCCAGTAATCGGGTCAAACCGACCTAGATTTGCAAAGAACTCATACTGATCTGGGCGTGTCTCTTTTAGACGCTCAAGTGCAGAAAAGTAAGCTGGTGCAGTTGTGTATCCAGTTATGCCGCCAGATGTTGCTGTATCCACACCAGACATGCTCATTGCAGCAGGCGCTGCTAAACCAAATGCCGATGCCATACCGCCTACGTTCTGCGCCATAGCTTGCTCGTATGGATTGATTGCTGCAACCTCTGGGCCAAAGTAAGGCAAGTAGCCCATTTCTTTGATTTTTTTTGCTTCCTCAACAGCTAATTTGCCAGCTTCTTCCATATACGCTGGTATCTTGTTTTCTGTGGTGCTTCTACTGCCCATGTCAGAACTCCAAATGCATTGTTACAGAGTGAGGCTTCCAGCCAATCTTCTCCAAAGGTTTTTGCCATCCAAAACGACCATCAAATGTGGCAAATGAACAGCCTTGCAATTTCGCCCATTCTTTCACACTTTCAGTCATTTGTAAAATTTCATCCAATTCACCACCAGCAAGAAAGACATGCAAAGCGTTTCTATCGTGATATACCACGATTTCCGTTACAATGCATCCTCGCTCTGCAGGCCATAACTGCATTTTACCAGAGCGTATGCCCTCGCAAACCTCTGCCCAAGTGTTTAGATTACCTGAACGCTTTAGTGCTTTCTTGATCCAAGGCTTGCAGCGCTCTAGCGGATTTATGCCTGCGTGCGCATTCATCCGTGCATCCTCGTTATATGCAACGTAGTTGCTGGTGCTGCTGGAGAAAATGATGTCGCCGCAGACGCATCTAGTGAGCCGCTTGTGCTATCTACCGCCCACATAACTTGCAAGTAGTCACCTGCTGATACATCAAACTTTGCAGAACGAGATACAACCACTGTCGCGTCATTTTGGTGCAGCGAGTAAATGATTGTGTTGTTGGTTGCGTCTGTGCCGTTTAGGCGAGGCCAAAAGTAGAATTTGACCGTGCTAGATGACGATGAAGCAATCTGCGCTGAGAACATCACAAGATACTCACCCGCTTCGTTAAACACGATTTTACTGTTATCTGTCGCGTCCCGATCTATACCAACATTTCCAGTTGGCGCATCGTATGTAATTGCATAAGCTGTATCTGCCGCAGCCGCTGTAACATCTGTTGTGCGGTAAAATGATGCGTGACCATCCTCTAAGATGATTTGCACAAACGCGCCATCCTTGGATACAACGGGATAACCGTTTTCGTCATCCCACAAGATAACGCCGTTCTCTGATGGATTGTCGTCTGCCGTCTTGAAGTACAAGCGCGGAAGCTGCCTGCGTAAGTATGCAGTTAGGTTATTGCCCCAAGCCTTTACGTTATCGCCAATTGGAGGTAGGACAGGTGCAGCCATTACCTACGCCCACCCGCTTTTGCGTCTACCCGCATTGTACCAACACGCCACGCTGCGTAAGGTGCGTCACCCTCTACGCGCATTCTGATCTGACGACCTGAGAAACGCACGGCAGTCGGGCTAGACGGCGTATACGGCCCATGCGTGTATTCTGTGTCGTTGGGGTAGTATCTGCTCTTGAAGGTAACATCTACATCGCCCTGCGTCTTTTCGTCAGGGATCAAGTCTGTAACTTGCATGATGCTATCGCCGTTGCCAATGCTGATCGGGCCGCTTTCTGCGAATACAGATTGCTCTGTTCCGCTAACTGCATAGGAAAGGCCAACTTCGTGGTCATACATTGCTCCGTTTGCGTCCATCAACATTGGGTACTCAAAAACGCCGCGTGACGCGCCAGTTGTGCGGGATAGGTTGCCGATAAGCCAATGGTTCTCTTTAAAGTCAAACGCTACATAGCGGTCTATTTCAGTGCTATCCGATGAACAGTAAAACCACCAGATTTCGCCAAACTGCCCGTTGGTGAACGCCCATGTCTTACTTTTCTGTGAGGTGTTGATGTCGTTGAAAACATAATCGTGGACATCACACGGTATCTCAGAAACCAAGTTACCATCAAAACGGTAGAACCCACCGTTGCCCATCCAGAACACACCCATGTCAACGTCTGCCGCTGCCTTGCGTGAAATAATACCGCAAGATGTGCCAACACGCTCAAAGCCATACACATAGGGTGGGCCAATGTATCGTGCTGTATGCGCGTCAATGTCTGTGATGATTAGCGTCTGACCGCGTGTACGAACTGCCGTTTCAATCTGGCCTGACGTTTGCAATTCAATGTCACCAGCTTCGTTTGTTGCGGCAGGTGTCCACAAAGTGTTATTTTCACGGTCACACCACTGCACCTTGCGTGGGTTTGCGCCTGCACCTAATGCAAAGATAAAGCGTTCTTCTGTGACGACTAAGCCAAGGTTGTTTGTAGGCGCGTTTGCAATCACCGCTGCGTCTGATGATGCGCCAAGCTGCCACTCTAGCAAACGTCCGTCTGCCGTAGAACACGCGACAAGGTATTCACCCCAGTTATCCAGCGACCATGTGGTTGCAGCAACTAGGTTGCCAGTGTCAGGACGCGGTGTGCCGTATGTACCCGCACCGTAAAAACCATAACCGTAGCCAATGTTGACCGCAGCATCCTCTGAACCCGCTGTTAGGTCAGTTGGAGCAATGTCGTATGCAGTGCCACCAGAAACGACTGCGAATAGCTCGTTATACGATCCCGCTGCAACGTAGCGTGTGCCGTTGTTGCTCTCCCAAGTATGCATTCCACGCGGTGCGTTTGTCGTAATGCTGGCGATGTTCTCATTCACACGCCAGCCGCCGATAGGACGCAAAGAACCGTCACGCCAGCGAACAAGTGAGCCATCACGCCAACGACCAGATGCATCTAGCTCCGTACCTGTGCGGTAGAAGCCTGCGGGGATTTTAAGCGGTATGAGAGCCATGCGCGTTACTCTGGTTTAGTGGGCCAGTTGATGGTGTTTGGAAAGCCTGCTTGCTGTGGAACGTTGAGCAAATCAGTGCGGTACTGCGTCCATTCGTTTTGTTTTGCAGTTGTTAAGTCTGCCCAGCGTAGAGGGTTGGTGACGATTGGGTCTACTTCATCGCGTAATTTAAAGTCACGCATTCCACGCACCTCAAGCGAAAGCGCCTCTGTTTTTCGTGCAGTATCTTCAACCCATGTATCACCTACGCGGTCATGGAATGGTGATGGACGAGCGTCTACTTCGGATGCACCTTCAGGTAAGGGCGGCATAGGGTCATTACCACTGTCTTGCACAATGTATTCACCTGATGCGTCTATGATATGTCTAAAAGCCATCTTGTGATTATCCTTTACTATGCAAGTTTAGCTTGAAAATTAAAAGAGGAACCGTTGACGTAAAAGTAGTGATTAGGGGGAACCACAAAGTATATCGGAATATTTTCACCACTGTCACCGTCACGCATATCAAGCGTTACATAACTGCTAGTGCTAGTGCCTACACGCACTGTGCCAGACTGACCACTGCCTTGGCGAACATGCCACAATTCTGCTTTAGAACTTGAGTTTTGATACCAAGTTTGAACACTTATGCTTGTTGTTTGCCAAGACTGAGAAACACCAAAAGTCTGAGATGTTGTTGCGTATCCACTAAGTGAGCTACTTGTCAAATAGCCCTGCGATGAGTGATCGCCCCAGCCATACGCCGTGTTCCAGTTGGATTGGCTTGACGTTGCTGGGATGCTGTAACCTGATTGCAGCGAAACTGCCAGTGTGCCTGACGTTGTGATTGGCGATCCGCTAACAGTCAAGCCAGTTGGCACTGTCATCGCAACGCTTGTGACTGAGCCAGAACCTACAGAGGCATTGATGTACGTTTTGAGATCGCTCATAGCGACCTGCTTCATAGTGCCTGCGTCATTAAACACAACGCGGTCAGCATCAACAACAGTTGTAGATGTTGCAGCCGTGTCGCCGTCTAAAGTGTTAAGCTCATCCGCTGTAGCTGTTACGCCATAAAGGATGTTTAGCTCTGCCGCAGTTGACGTAACCGCAACGCCGCCAACTTTCCAACCCGATCCCAGATTAGGCGTAATCGCGTTCGTACCGTCAGCATTGCTATTTATCTCTAGGACAATATCGTCCAGCGCGGTATTGATGGTTGTACCCCAACTATCCTCAGAACCGCCTACCGTGGGTTTGGTTACTGTTAAAACCATCTAAATCTCCTATGCAGCTTCTGACCATGTGTCGGTTGGGTCAGTAACATCAGTCCATATATCTGTTGGCTCCGCAGCTTCCGTCCAAGTGTCGCTACTTGCCGATTGAGTTGTCCATACACTATCATCATCCGCCTGTTCTGTCCAACTGTCGGTTAGAGGTTCTTGATAATCCCAAGTAAATCGTGCTGGCAGCGTAGGGACACCAGCAGTGATGTCTACAACTGTCAGCGCATATTCTTGGAAGAATGGTAGCGTATCAACGACAGGTTGCGGCTCTAGCGCAACTGGGAAGAAGTTAGAGATAACCGCGACAGTCGCGCTGCCTACTGTAGGCGCGGCAAGTGTAATTTCGTCTGCGTCAAAGTTAGATATAATTGACGCGCTAACGTCATCAAACGTAGGTGCGCCAGACGTAATTTCGTCAGCGGCAAGTACATCTGTGAATTGCGTTGTTGCGGTGTCAACGACAGGTGTTGCGGTTATGCTGTTTGCAGAGAAATTGTAAACAACGATGACATTCGCGCTATCAACGGCAGGAGCGCCAGACGTAATCTCCGCCGCTGGGATTGTTTCATCCTCAAAAACAGGCGCAGTATCAACGACAGGTATTCCTGCCGTAATGCTATCCACGACAATAGATACTGGAAGGCCTAAGTTTACATTATCATCTGCCAGAGGCGTTTTTGAGAGTGCGTTAAAACCTAGCATTACTGTATCCCCAGAAATAATGTGTCGTCAGGCGTGTAGTAGTTCGCTGTAAGATAGTTGCCGATGATATACGCTATTCTAATTATTTCGCCGCCTGTCCAAGTGCGCGAGGGGCTTCTGCAAAGGCTACAGTATGGGACTATTGCACCACTCGTTTCTCTATACATATAATATGTATCTAAACTTTGAGACACTGTTTTCTCGCCAAGGGTCATAGGGGAACTAGGTTGCGCAATTCCATCAACTGCGCCCGTATCATTTGAACTAGTAGAGGTTGCAAGAGTGAAGCGATCAGCCGTAGCGCCATTTACTACATTTACTGTGTAAGTATAATTTGATGCAGCTTGAGAGGGTGTTATATTTACTCCAGAGCCAATTGCCCCAAAGTTATATTCAGAAGTGTGCGTAGTCCACCCTTGGCCATTATTGGATGCGCCGAACCACCACTGCTGATTTATTGATGTCCCGCTTGCGTTTAATACTTGGATACACGCGATTGGAACATCATTATAAAATGATGTAGCGCCAGTTGCCTTGTGAATTAAGTACAGCCTTCCCGTTCCGCTATAATTCTGCTGAACTTCGCTGACGCTGTAATTTGAACTCGTATCGCTTGCACTGTCATTATTTTGAAACTCTGCCACAGAGTAGAATGCATTATATAAGTCCTCGCCCGCCGCAGCACCCCCAGCAGATGCAGCCATCTGCATTCTGCGAGCCGTCATACTCATGCCATTGCATCCCCAGCTTGGAAGCCGTACCAAGTTGTCCCGCCATCATAGGTTGTGAATGCGAGTAAATCAGTTTCCGTGGACGCTGGCGCGTCAGGTGCAGTGCCGCCAGCCCAATCAACAGATGCGGGATAGGTGATAGTGTGCGTACCGCCAGCAGTCAACTTTAGTGTAAAGCTGTAAGCCGTACCGCTTGTCGGAGGGTTGCTAAAAGTGAATGTTGTGTTGCCGCTTGTTGTTAAAGCAAAGAAGTTGCCAGTTTCGCAATCAACTGTAACGGCAGTGCCAGACAGTGCGCTGTAGGTTTCATTAACGCTGTCGGCAATAAATTCACCAGTTATGCTGACATCGCCAGTATGTGTCGGCTGCACAATACCGCCGCGCGGAAACGTGACAGCCGCGTCACCGCTGCCATCTTCACCAGTTACAATAATTGCGCCGTTTTGCGTTTCAAGTTTTAGTGGCATATCGCGCCCCTATTCTGGTTTCACAGGCCAATCTTCGTCACTGAGGTGCGGCCAATTTGCATGATTAGTTATATCACGCAGCGCCTGTCGATAGCTAGTCATTGCCGCATTCATAGTTACGTCAGTTAGCGCAAAGTAATCTGTTTCAGCCAGCAATTCGTTTCTTTTAAATCTGTTTTTGTCAGCCACACGCTGATCGTACTGATCTATTTCATCTTGCGATTTATTGATAACCGCCCAGCCAATTGACCAAGAACCGCCAGAAAGACTTGGTGATTGACGCTCAATTTTTTGCGTCCTTAAATCATAACTTGGCGCATCTTCTTCCCCTACAGGATAAACCCCAAACTCTGGCAATCCAGCCTCTGAGATTTTTTTTGGAAAACTTGTGTTTGGGTTATCTTTACGCAAGTCTCCAATGGTATATGGGAATTTCTGCACTTGTCCGTTTTGTGTTTTGACATAGGCCATAGTTCTGTCTCCTTACGGCGTGATTTCAAAAAATTCTTCGGTAAGAACGGCGGCTTGGTCTGTCAGCACTGCTGCGGCATCTGTCAGCACTGCGGGTGCATCAGTTAAAACTGCTGCGGCATCGGTCAATCCTGCTACTGCGAATGTAAGGACTGCATCCTCATAGACTAGACTCCCGTAAGTTCCGTCGCCAGTTCCGTCAGGGGGAAGTTTAGCCACTAAGACGTCATTACCCCCAGCGCCATCTGAGGGAGTGTAAGCAGTAACAATAATATTGTCTGAAGAGTCTATAGCTACTCCTTGACCATAGTCACTGCTAGCTCCACCTAGAGTTTTGTCCCACAAAAGTGTGCCAGATGAACTGCATTTAGCCACTAAGACATCCTGACCCCCAGCGCCATCTGAGGGAGTGACACCAACAACAATAATATTGTCTGAAGAGTCTATAGCTACTCCATAGCCACTTTCTTGCCCAGTTCCACCTAGAGTCCTCTGCCATAAAAGTGTGCCAGATGAATTGTATTTAACCACTAAGACGTCATTACCCCCAGCACCATCTGAGGCAGTGTAACCAACAACAATAATATTTTCTGAAGAGTCTATAGCTACTCCTCGACCATAGTCACTGCTACCTCCACCTAGAGTTTTGTCCCATTGAAGTGTACCAGAAGAATTGTATTTAGCCACTAAGACGTCATTACCCCCAGCGCCATCTGAGCCAGTGTGACCAACAACAATAATATTGTCTGAAGAGTCTATAGCTACTCCATAGCCAATGTCATTATTTGCCCCACCTAGAGTTCTGTCCCATTGAAGTGTACCAGAAGAATTGTATTTAGCCACTAAGACGTCAAAGTTTCCAGCACCATCTGAGCCAGTGTAACCAACAACAATAATATTGTCTGAAGAGTCTATAGCTACTACAAAGCCAAGGTCATTCGAAGCTCCACCTAGAGTTCTGTCCCACAAAAGTGTGCCAGATGAATTGTATTTAACCACTAAGACGTCAAGTTCTCCAGCACCATCTGATTGAGTGTAACCAGTAACAATAATATTGTCTGAAGAGTCTATAGCTACTCCATAACCATAGTCAGCGTTAGCTCCACCTAGAGTTTTGTCCCATAAAAGTGTGCCAGATGAATCGTATTTAGCCACTAAGGCGTCATCAGTCCCAGCACCATCTGAGTTAGTGTAACCAGTAACAATAATATTGTCTGAAGAGTCTATAGCTACTCCCCTGCCAACGTCAACTGAAGTTCCACCTAACAGGTTTATCCAATAGCTATCAACACCACCTGCACCAGCAGCAGCTTCAAGAAGTTTTTTCTTAGTCGCCATAACCTACCCCAATGCCTGACCAGCCGTGAAGCCATACCAAGTTGTGCCGCCATCACGGGTGTAAAACACAAACAAATCTTTCGCAGATGCCGTTGCAGTTAGCGTAGGCGCGGTTGCGCTGGGCCAATCAACAGATGTGGGCCAAGTTACCGTGTAGCCTGACGCAGACGCATCCTGAATTATCTCAATGCTAAACGTATATGCAGTGCCAGAGGCTGGTGGGTTGCTAAACGTGAAAGTTGTATTTTCAGTCAGCGTGTGGCTAAACGAGTTTGCGTTTTCGCAGTCAACAGTAGTTGCGTTTGATGTAGACGTAACGGCCTCGTAACGCTCGTTGTAGCTATCAACAACTAACTCGCCAGCGTGATCTTGCCCCACGATTGGGCTGCGCGGAACTGTAATATCAACATTGCCCACGCCATCCTCTGGCGTAAGCGTTACTGAGCCATTTGTTGAGTTAATTTTAAGGGGCATTTCCTATCTCCTAAAATGGCCTTTTCTCAGTGTAATTGTTTATCACAAGCTGCGCGTCTGTCGGGATCGTCAAAGTAACGCCATCCGCAATGGTAAAGCCCTTACCCGTGTCAAACTCAACCCCGCTATCCAGTGTGCGATCTGCATCTAATGTACTTGTGACGTAGCCATACACTTCCTCAACGCCAGCAGTAATAAACAACTCTGCGGTGCCAGATAAGTTCAACAGCGACCCTGTAGAACTTTCCATTAGCGTGCGCGTCAGGGTTGTCCCAGTTGAACTATATAAGCCGTAGCCAATCTCCCAATCGTCACCATCCTCAATCGTGTAGCGCACAGTATCTCCATCAGCTACACCGCCATCCGCGAACGTCTGATAGCCTGTAGAGGCTGCGCCAAGCGTTACAGTGCCTGTGCCTGTGGTTGCCGTAGCGACCTTAACTCTATTGGCTAGTACGACCATGCTGCACCTTATGCTGGATCAGGGATTTCTACGTCAAACGTAGCAACTGTGAATGTATTGCCAGACACAACCGCCTGCGATGTTGTCAGCGAACCTGTGCAAAGCAGGCGTGTCGCAGATACGTCTGTGATCGCGTAATGCGTTGCTGTGCCTGAACCTGTCACTGAGCCATCTGTGATTGCTGCGCAGGCTGTTTTGCGGCCTGACGTGTCACCGTCCTCTGGCGCACCAAACGATACTGAGGTGCTATTGCCTAGCGTATAGGTGCTTGTCGCCTCTGTGTATGTCGTAGGCTCCTGTGAGCAAATGTCTATGCGATCTGCCTCTAAGTCCAGCTTGGACAGTGCGGCGTCTAGCACATAATCTGAAATTGTTGCCATGTCTTTCTCCTAGAATGTGTTGACCTGCATCCGCAAGCCTGAGCCGCCAAACTTGGCTTTTTCGTTGTTACTATTGATACCATCAATCGCACTTTGGTACAACGATGCCCAAACTGTCGTGCGCTGATCGTCAACCAAGTAAGGCGCAGAATGCATCAAAGCACCATACAAATACGCATCTGGAAAGTATTGCAAAATCCAGTTTGAGGTATTGCTATCGTCCAATGGTGTGGTGCGTGCGTAGTAATATAGCTCACCTGTGTAGGCGCTGTCTGGCGTAGGCCAAACTTCAAGCTGACCCGCAATCACAGAATAATACTTTGGCCTACCTGTCGTGTCCGCGCCACCTCTACGATAAGACTGCAGCGCTAATGGCGTGACTAGCTCAATGGGGCGCTCATCTACATCTAGGTGAAAGCGCACAGCCTCCATAAAACCACTGGGCAACTGAGTATATCTTGCGTCGATTGCCGCTGTGCTGCGCTGCTCCATACGCCAGTGGCGCACTTTGCGATCCATGTCAGCCTCTGCAAGACTGATGAAATCAGGAATAACACTCGTAAGATCATCGCGGTTTAACCAGTTGGCGATTGCGGTCTTTAGTTCTGCGTAGGTTGTAATAGCCATTACCACTTAA